AGGGCGGAACGGCGCGCTTCCCACTGCGCCTTCTCGGTTTGGGCGTCGCGCAGCGCGCTCGGAGGCCCGGATGCCTCGGCCCTCTCCTCGCGGACCGTCGCGGCTGCCTGCTCGCGGTAGGCGTCGCCGGCGACGCCGATCGCCTTGTCGTAGGCGGCGAGGTCGACCAGGCGCTCGCGGCCCTCGCGGCGTGTCTGCACCAGGCCGTCGCGCTCGAACTTGTCGACGCGCTTCTTGATCGCAACCTTCGAGACGCCCTTCATGGCGGCGATCTCGGACAGCGACTTCCAGACGCCTTCCGGTAGGTCTGGGGCCGGCATGTGTGAAAGTCCCTGCGGCGGTTTACCGTTCACCGGCCATCGTTAACACCGTAAACCCGGTTTTCCGAACGCCGTCACTAGTCCCCCCCCGGGCACGCCGTCCCCGCATACGGTTTTGGGGGCGGGAAGGACCCGCGACCGGGGGTGGTGGCGCGGCGCGGTGAGCGACCATCCCCGTCGATCGAAGGGACTGCTGCGCGGCGCGACCGGGCAAAGAAAAACCCGCCTCGTAGCCGAAGCGGGTTTGACCTATCTATCCGTGACAAGACATCCTCCAAATCGCGGTCGCAGTCAAGCTCTAATCATTTCCCTTCTTCTCGACAACCAAGGCGCCGCGCTCGGCAACGACTTCGAAATAGATGTCGTCTTCAACGGTATAGCGCCAATCTTGCTTGCCGCGCCGCCATTCGCGGACAACGGCCATCCCATCTACGATGCCTCGCACATGGAACTTGCGGTCATGGACCTTATAAACGGCACCCGGCTTCACCCAATCGGGCAGGGCGTTCTCAGCCATCGATCAAAGCCTCTCCCGCAGCAGGGTCATCAGAGCTGCTTTTGCAGAGCCTTGAACCAGCGAGGGAAGCGGGCAGCGAAGGCATCATCCATCACCTTGCGCTCGGCCTTGGCATAGGCATCGGCTGCGACGAGGTCGGGCAGTACACGCGCCTCGCGCCTCGCATGCAGCCATGGGTGCTCGGGGATGGCGGTCGGGAACATCTCCACATCCTCAAGCTCATGCGCCACCTCGGCCTGCACCAGCGCCAGCGACGACATCCAGATCTCGTGCTCGGCCCTGGCGATTATGGCGTCGACGGGATCAGGGTCGAGGTAGGGCTTGCGGTTGGCATCGGGCAGCGGACGTCTGGTCTTCGAACTCCAGCCGTTCAGCTCGACATTCTGCAGCACAGTCCTGTCCGATCCATCAGCATTGCTGCCCACGATGGTATCGACCAGCCTCATCACAAACCACTTCTCCTGCCCATTCGGGAATTCCTCGAACCGCTGTTCCACCCCTTCGATCGCCATCGCCTCGACGTCGACGCCCATCACCGCGCGCCGGATCACCAGCTCGGACGGCTTCAGCCTCAGCACCAGCCGCCCGTCGGCCTCCTGCCTGGTCATACGCCGCCACGCCTCGCTCACCGCCTTGACGCCAAGGCCGCCGAAGCCGTCGAGTTCGGGCGCCGGGCGCCAGTCGTCGGGCAGCTCCAGCGCATAGTCGTCGAGCGCCATCACCGCGCCGCCGATCAGCTGCGCGTCGCGGCACGGCCAGCTGTCGGCGGAGAAGTCCGGCACCGCGCCATACTGGTTGACGCCATAGAGGTCGACCGGCGACAGCAGCTCGGCAAAGCGCCCTGCCCGATCCCAGCCGCCCGCCATCTGCATCGGCCCGCTCTGCCGCTTCGGCACCTTGGGCAATTCCTCGCGCCACGCCCAGGCGATCACCGCCTCTACCGGCCCGCCGCGCTTGCCGCTGGCACCGCGCTGCAGAAGCGGCATCGACCCATTTTTGCTTATATCGACCCTGTTTGCCATTTTCATTCCCTTTCCTCGATCCTCTCAAACCATTGCTTTCGCAAGCAAAATCCAGAACGCGAAGACGCAAGGGGCGATAGGGACGAAAACCGCGCAGGCGCAGATATGACGAGGAACACTTCCCCTTTCCCCTTCAAGTCACAACGCGCATGCAATATGCCCGATTTATCGTCCCTACCGACCCAATCGTCCTAACCGCCTGATTTCCCTATCCCTTTCGAGGGGCGATCCCGCGCCGGCGAGGCCAACATCGCCCCAAGCGTCCCGGAGATTGCGCCGCGCGGGACGCCCTTTGCTCGTCAGGCGGCGAAGCCATGCGCAGGGGAGAAGGGCGGCGCGCATCAGGAAACAACTGCCATTGCCAATCTCGCGACCAATCATCATGATCAGAAGGATTGCGAGGGCAGACGGCATGGCCGACGAACAAGAAACCGAAGACAGCGACACTCTGACTGAACTTCAAAAGCTCTATAACGAGCCGCCACCTTCTTTGCTTGCCAATGGCGAAAGCGCCTTTCGAGCTAAAGCGCTGGCTTATTTTGCGGAACCTGTTCCAGCAAAGCGAGAACACAATCAAACCTTGCGGATGATCGATGAAATCCTGGGGGCCTATTTCGAGACGAAGCGACGCGATATCGACCGGTGGATCACTGAATCCACCTATCAGCAGCAGACCATTGGCCAGTCGCTCACCGAAAGTGAGAAAAAGCTCGTCGACATGTCGACCCGACTGCAACAATTCTATGACAGCATCGGTGAGCCGCATAAGGCTCTTGAGGCCTTCAAGGTCTCTATGCGCGAGGAGCTGAAGCTCCAGGATGCAAGGCGGCTTTGGACCGACAGCGCATCGGCGGCACGGCGCGATTACGCGATTTCCTGGCTGATCTTGCTCATACTCTTGATAGTCCTGCCGGCCTATGCTGTGTCGCAATATCAGGCGGTAATCGACTTCTTTCACCAGGTGAGTATCGGAATTTTCAAGGACATTCCGACCGGTGCGAGTGACACAGTCGCAGTGATCTCGGCAATTTCGCGTCTCTTTGTCGTCACGGTGCCGATTGCAACGTATCTCTGGCTTATCCGTATAGTCGTCCGGTTCAACATGCGATCTCTGCTGTTGATGGACGACGCTCGACAGCGCAACACCATGCTCGAAACCTATCTTCATCTGGTCGAGCGGGACGCGGAAGTCAAAGCTGACAGGCCGCTGATTCTCGAAGCGCTCTTCCGAAGAACGCCAGGACACGGCCCCGACACGATCGAGCCACCAAGCCTGCCGGACATCATGAAGCTGGGACGCTAGCATCAACGACCGTCCCCATCATCATGCCGCGAGCGATCTCCGCTGCTCGGCACCCATTCCGGCTTGACCTTGATGCCGCGATAGACCGTGGTGCCGCTTTTGGCCTTGGCGAACATCTTCACCGTGCCGTCAGGCCCCGGCCAGCTGCGGCCGGCGGCACTGGCAAAACGCTTGGCGAAGGTGGCGTTGTTGAACTTGAACACGCCCTCCTCGGTGGCGAACTTGTCGTAGGCGAGGTAGATGTCGAACGGCTTTTCCTCATCGGCGCTCTCGCCGGTCACCAGGCAGGCGAGCCGGATGAAGGCGCCGATCGGGTCGCTCTCCTGCCGGTATTCCTCGGATGCCGCCGACACCGCCGCAGGTACCTCCAGCCCGTGGTTGAGGTAGTCGATCGCGCCCTCGACCATCCAGGCGAAGATGCCGTCGGCTTCGGCCCTGAGTTTCCGCGACAGCGCGCGGTCGACCTCCGGCGCCGGGATCTGGACCGTCCACGGCACCAGAAGCACGCGCCGCCAAATGCCGTCCGAATCGTCGTCGATGCGCGGCTTGTGGTTGCCGGACAGGATGATCTTGAAGTTGGGCGCGACCTCGAAGAAATCCTTGTGCAGGCGCCGCACCGGTATCTTTTCGCCGCCGGTCAGCGTCTTGATCAGCGCGTCCTTCAGCTTGACGTTGGCCTCCGGCTCGGATGCCGCCACCAGCCTGGCGCCCGGCAGCCGCGCCAGGTCCGGAGTCGCCTCGCCGCCGCCGCGCTTGTTTTCGCCGGAAAAGCTGTCGATGGACAGCGTCACCGCATAATCGCCGAGGATATGGCAGAGCATGTCGACGAAGGTCGACTTGCCGTTGCGGCCGGCACCGTAGAAGAACAGCATCACCTGCTCGATCGTCAGCCCGGTCAGCAGGTAGCCGCAGAAGCGCTTCAGGAAAGTGCGGATCTCCGGGTCCGGCTGCACCCGCTTCAGGAACTTCTTGAATTCCGGCATGGCCGGCGCGCTGTCCGGAGACCACTCCGCCTCGACCATCTTGGTGATGAAATCGCCCTGCCGGTGCTCGCGCATCTCGGCGCGCCAGACATAGCGCGGATCGTCGGGATCGCTTTCCTCGTCCTCGAACTGCAGGAAGCAGACCGTGCCGTTCAGACAGTTGACGATGTAAGGGTCGGTGTTGAGGTCCTGCACCTTGCGGGCCATGTAGGGAAAAGCCTCGCCGAGCATGTTGTTGATCTTCGACGACCCCGCCGTCGACTTGGCATGGCGCCGGCGCGAACCGCGGCGCGCCGCGATCGCCTCGGCGACCATTTGGGCCGCTTCCACCGCGCGCTCGAAATCGCGCTTCTGCGCCGTCAACGCGATGTCCGGCAGGCGCGGCTTCTTCATCCGCTCCAGCGCCTCGGCGGCCACCTCGCCGGCTTCGAGGATCGCGAGCTCCTCCTCGCTGCCGTCGATCAGCGCCACCTCCTGGCGGATCGCCTCGGCCGTGCGATGCGCCAGCCGGCGGATCAGCGAGCCGTCCTCGTCTTCCTTCCAGCGCTTGCCGTCGAAGACATGCCAGCCGATATGCGCCACGCAGATGGCGATGTGGCTGGCAGCGCCGGCGAAATCTTCCGCCAAGTCGCCGAAACGCAGCCGGAAGCGGCGGCCGTTGCCGATGTCGGTCTCCGGCTCGGCCTCGCACGCCTCGAGCAGCCGCCGCTTGGCATCGTCTGGCGGCGCGTCATCGGCCGGCGGATCCGGCGAAAAGTCATCGTCGTCCTGCATGGGATCAGTTCGACCCCTTCGCGAATCGGCGATCGATGCTGTTTTCCAGACGGGTGATCAGCAGTTCCGTTGCCGCGAGCCATTGCTCGCGCGGCATCGAGGTCAGGATGACCTCGGCGATCACATCCGACATCAGCATGATCGCGCCGAGCGGATTGCCTTCGGTGTCGAAGGCGACGGCAACACTGTCTTTGAAGGCCTGGACCACCTTCATGTAACCGGGGTTGTCCTCGTAAGCCATCTATCCCCCCATCCGCCCCATGCGCATGCGGCTCTGCACCGCCCGCAGATATGGCCGCTCCTCCAGCACGGCGCTTGGTAGCCGCCAGCTGCGCCGCCCGGCCCGCTCAGCCTGGTCTTCCTGCCTGAAATTCGACGCCATGCGGTTCACCGCCTGGAACACGCCCAGCGCCTGCGCGTTGGCGCAGTCGAAGCGGTGCGCCATGTAGAGGTCGTAGAGCTCGGCGCCGCGCTTCATGCGCCGGTTGCCCCAGGCCTTGCGGCATTTGCCGCCGCAGAACTCGCGATTGGCCGCGCGCTCGAACTCCGCGCCGCATTCCAGGCAAGCGCCTAGGCGGGCCATTAGGAAGCGGCCTCCAGGTCGGCGTCGTCGTTTTCAGCAACACTCGGCTGCTCGCCGGCCGCGAATTGCTCCAGCGCGCCCGTCTCCGCACCGATCATCTCGCGCGTCATGTTGACCTTGGCCTGGCGGAAATAGGTCTCCTTCAGCTCGAAGCCGATGCCGCGGCGGCCGGCCTGCACCGCCGCCCACACTTCCGAGCCGATGCCGAGGAAGGGCGTGAAGACGATGTCGCCGGGGTTCGACCAGAGGTCCACACATCGCTCGATGACG